AAATAAATTCGGGCAGATGCCCGAAACTCAACGGGGTGGTGTAGTGCCACCCCCACAACTAATATCGATGGAGAGACTATGACCCCCGAAGCAAAAGTTAAAAAAGTTGTCACTAAACAACTAAAAGAATTAGGTGCGTATTATTTCTACCCTGTTACTGGCGGCTACGGCAAAAGCGGTGTGCCTGACATAGTAGGGTGTTACAAAGGGTTCTTCTTTGGGTTCGAGTGCAAGGCAGGTAAGAACACAGCCACACCTCTGCAAGAGAAGAACTTGAAAGAAATCAACCATGCAGGTGGGCTTGACCTAATAGTGAACGAAGAAAATATGAACTCCATTACGAGAGTTCTATCACGCTGGTCTGTATCCAAACATCACTAACACTAAGGCCAAGCTGTGAGAGGCCTTGCGACATAGTCTAAATATCCACAGCAGTATGGGCAAAGATAACTCCACCCGAGACACTCTTCTTTGTGACCATGTCGGAGAAACCACGAGACGGTTAGTCCCTGCGTTCACGCGTGGGGCACCTAACAACTTAGGAGGAGTAAGATGGATAAGTTTGATCGTTTAGAGAGTCTTTTAAGAAAAGCTAAAGACCCTGCTTGTTCTTTTGAAGAGGCATCATCCGCTAGAGATATGGCTGAAAAGCTAATGAAGCAAATTGGCGAAACTCGTAGCACAAAAGAAAAAATATTTGTTAAAGGTTTTTACGCCAAGGAGCCGATTGATAAACCCCCGTGGGTCTTATTTGATTTGCATATTAGGCGTGAAGAGTTGATTAATTGGCTTCAACAAGAAGAAGGCCCGTGGATTAACGCGCAAGTTTGCAGAAGTAAAACCACGGATAAGTGGTACGCAGAAGTAAATCAATGGGCATCTAAAAAATGAGGAGGAGTAAATGGAAGACGAAAAACTAACCCCGTTCCAAGAGAGCGAACTAAAATACCTGAGACAACAGGTGGATAACCTACAAGATAGGGAAAACAGCAGAGAAAAATACTTCAACGTACAGCAAGACTTATGGGTAGCACGTGAGGAGTTAGATAGGTTTGTGAAGAGCCTACGAGCAGAAGGGAAGAACATATGAATAAAGTAGACCTTATGGGTGTGAAGGATAAGAACGCGTTCAGCGATGCCCTAAAAACAACCAAGCAAGGTGACACTATAAGGTATCACACTGGGTACTACGCAGGGGGATTGTTTAAACACGATGCTCTCATGGCGGCAGAAGCACGACTGGTGAACCTTGTGCAGAAGAAGTTAGGTGCAGGGCTGTTCCAATACATAGCGCAACGCACCAAGAAGAAATTCAAAAAGTAATCGTTTAGGAGAACGACATGGCGAAGAAACTAAAGCACGGCAAGAAGCAAGAAAAGATATGGTCTTATAAAGTTGACCATCCATTGGCCTCGGCAAGCGAAGTTGCGAAGGCTACCAACACATCCTACGGGTACGTGTACAAACTGTTCCAAAGTATCGGCACACCGAAGGAAGTATTTGAAGCGGAAGCCACCAGCTCCCCTGAGCCACGTTGGAGATCACGTGGTAATATCTTAGACACAGCCAAGCAATATGTGGACACAGATCGTGCGGAAGAACATGGTGACATGGAAGATAACTTTCAGCGTATTGCCGCCTATTGGAACGCGCATCTTGGGTTAGTAAGTTACATCAAGGACACTGATGTTGCGGTTATGATGACCCTGCTAAAGGTAGCACGTATCCATTCAAACACCAAGAATGTTGACAACTGGATTGACGCATGTGGTTACATGGCATGTGGTGGTGAGTTAGCTGGTAAAGACTAATGGACCTTATAACCCTAGACTTTGAAACATTTTATGACAAAGACTATTCTCTGCGTAAAATGACAACAGAAGCCTACGTCCGTGATCCTCGTTTTGAGGTGATCGGCGTGGCTATAAAAGTAAACAATGGAGAAACGGAGTGGGCTAGTGGCACGAAAGAACAGGTTAAAAAGTATCTCGACACCTTCAACTGGGGCGAAGCTATGTTACTTTGTCATAATACTATGTTTGATGGTGCCATTCTTAATTGGTGTTTTGATATTCGTCCTCGGATGTATACCGATACTCTGTGTATTGCCCGTGCCCTACATGGGACTGAAGCTCGCGCAAGTCTCGCTGCGTTATCTGAAAGGTACAATCTCGGCGTTAAGGGGACAGAGGTCTTGGACGCACTTGGAAAAGGGCGTAGAGATTTTGAACCCGAAGAACTAGGTGCGTACGGGGACTATTGTATCAATGACGTAAACCTAACGTATAAGTTGTTTAGTGTTATGGCACGTAAGTTCCCTAAGTCGGAGCTACGTTTGATTGACCTTACCCTGCGTATGTACACTGAGCCTACACTAGACTTAGATGGTGACCTGCTAGCCTCACATCTTACCGACATCAAAGAGCGTAAGGATAAGTTGTTAGTAGATGCAGGTGTGCCTGACAAGAAGGAGCTGATGTCTAACCCCAAGTTTGCTGAGTTGCTAAAAGGGTTTGGGGTAGAACCTCCTATGAAGATTAGCCCGACCACAGACAAAGAGACGTTTGCGTTTGCTAAATCAGACGAAGGGTTCAAAGCACTGCTCGACCATGAGAACGAGAAGGTGCAGTCTTTAGTAGCGGCACGGCTCGGCACCAAGTCTACCTTGGAAGAGACACGTACACAACGTTTCATAGACATTGCCCGGCGCGGCCTTCTACCCGTACCTGTAAGATATTATGCGGCGCATACGGGACGTTGGGGTGGCGACGACAAGATAAACCTACAGAACCTACCTAGCCGTGGTCCGAACGGCAAGAAATTAAAGAGTAGCATTGTGGCCCCCGAGGGGTATTCCCTTATAGATTGTGACAGTTCACAGATCGAAGCACGGGTGTTGGCATGGTTAGCAGGTCAAGATGATCTCACCACTGCGTTTGCCAATGGGGATGATGTGTATAAGCACATGGCGTCCAGTATATATAACGTGCCATCAGACGGGGTGAACAAGGATCAGAGGTTCGTGGGTAAGACTACAATCCTCGGTGCAGGGTACGGCATGGGTGCAGTCAAGTTTCAAGCACAGTTGCAGACGTTTGGTTTTGACATGAACCTTGATGAAGCACGTCGCATCATTGACATATACCGAAGTACCAACGGGGCTATCAGTCAGCTATGGCGTGATGCCAACAACATGGTGCAGTGTATGGCGCGTGGCGATAGCGTACAGTTTGGTAAGTCAGGTGTCTTGCAAGTAGACGCACGGAAGAACGCCATCATGTTACCCTCTGGACTGCCTATGTTTTATCATGGCTTGGCGGCAGAGAAATCCGAACGTGGCTACGAGTATACCTACCGAACAAGAAAAGGTCCGAATCGGATATATGGCGGTAAGGTGGTGGAGAACGTGTGTCAAGCTGTTGCACGTTGTATCATAGGGCACCAAATGATACTGCTTGCCAAGAAGTACAAGGCTGTGCTAACTGTACATGACTCAATAATCACATGTGTACGTGACGAAGAACTAGATGAAGCGCAAGCGTACATGGAAGAGTGCATGAGCCAGACGCCCGATTGGGCCGAAGGATTACCTATCACCTGTGAAAGTGGCACGGGTAAATCATACGGAGAATGTGAGTGAGGCAGCATATTTTTGAAGTAGGCCAATTAGACGATTTAGTTTCGCACAAAGCATTATCCGAAGCCTTGACGTCTTTTCCTACTCTAACGCCAAATGGTTTTGCAAAATCGCTAGACGAAGTGCCCCTTGCTGGTCGCATAGACCCAGAACACGTCCACCTGTGTATCAAATGGATAGAAGCTAATATGGTGCTTAGTACCAAACCAATAATAAATGTACGTCAAAGTAGCTACACACTAAAACATTGGGTTGAGAAAGACTACAGTGAGTACGTAACCAACGGCGCGTTTATATGCGCTGCTCACTACATGGGTGCTGATATTCAGATACGCAGGGCAACACCTAACCCAATGTTTAATTTATTTATGCGAAAAAGACGCAAATGACAAAAGTATCGCCGTGGTCGTTTAGTAGAATTAAAGCATTTGAGCAGTGCCCTAAACAGTTCTACCATGAGAAGATACTCAAAGAGTTTCCGTTCAGGGAGACTGAGGCTATACTGTATGGCTCCGCATTTCATAAGATGGCAGAAGACTTTGTAGGTAAGGATGTGCCTGTGCCTAAGAAGTTTGGCTTTGCCGAAGAAGCACTGGTATCACTGAAAAACCGCAAGGGCGATAAGCTGTGCGAGATAAAGCTAGGTATAACAGAAAACCTAGAAGCCTGTGACTTCTACGCCAAGGACGTTTGGTTCCGTGGTATTGCTGATCTGGTAATACTCGACGATGATCTTGCGTGGGTGGTGGACTACAAGACAGGCAAGTCAGCAAAGTACGCAGACAAGGGTCAGCTAGAATTAATGGCCTTGGGCGTGTTTGCAAAGTACCCCCAAATCAAAACTGTACGTGCAGGATTACTCTTTGTTGTGTGTAATGCCTTGGTAAAAGATACTTACATGGAGTATGATAGCGGCAAGCTGTGGGAAAAGTGGTTGGGTAAGTACGCTCAAATGAAGACTGCGGCAGATGAAGATATGTGGAACGCACGACCTAACGGGTTATGCAGACGCCACTGCCCTGTAATTGAATGTGTTCACAATGGAGCAAACGGATGAGAAAACGTAAAAAACAAGTCAACGCCCCCGTAGGTAGTGCTACGTTTGAGAGACGTATGGAACGTCAGCGTGCGCGGCGCAAGGTTGATAAAGAAGGCGTAGACCGCAACGGTAACGGTAAGGCCGACAAACGTGAAGGTAAAGATGTCAGCCACAAGAAGGCTTTGGTCAAAGGTGGCAAGAATAGAGACGGAATACGTATAGAGAGTTCGAGTAAGAACCGCGCCCGTAACTATAAGAAGAAAAAATAATTCGGGCAGTTGCCCGAAAGGAGAACTAAATGCAGATTATTGATGGTAAGGCGTTGCTGTTAAGGCTACGCAATCCAAAACGTGTCACTGAAACAGTATCAAAGAGTACCGAAGTGCGCGATAACGAGGTGTTGGTGAACTGGGGCATTGATGAGATGCACACACTAAAACGCCTTAATATCAACGTGCCATCACCCATACAGAGCCAGTATACGTGGACGGGTAAACACGTACCCTTTGACCACCAGAAGAAGACATCAGCTTTCTTTACTATGAACCGCAAGTCCTTTTGCTTCAACGAGCAGGGTACGGGCAAGACCGCAAGTGCAATATGGGCGGCTGACTACTTGATGAAACAAGGCAAGATCAATCGCGTGTTGGTTATCTGCCCTCTATCTATTATGGATTCAGCATGGCGCGAAGACCTGTTTACCTTTGCTCCACATCGCAGTGTAGACATAGCTCATGGTGCATCTAAAAAACGTAAGGCAATCATAGAACAAGGCGCAGAGTTTGTCATAATAAATTATGATGGTGTAGAAATCGTGTCCAAAGAGATAGCGGAAGGCGGCTTTGACCTTATCGTTGTAGACGAGGCGACACACTACAAGAACACACAGTCTCAACGGTGGAAGACATTAAAGCGCTTGATAAAAGATGATACATGGCTGTGGATGATGACGGGCACACCTGCCGCACAGTCTCCGCTTGATGCCTATGGCTTGGCTAAAATGGTCAACCCCGACTCAGTGCCACGGTTCTTTGGTTCTTTCAGAGACATGGTGATGCGCAAGATCACACAGTTTAGGTGGATAGTTAAACCCGAAGCAACTGACCTTGTGTTTAACGTATTGCAACCTGCCATACGGTTTACCAAAGAAGAATGTCTTGACTTGCCTGACATGACGTATGTGAAACGCAAAGTAGAGTTAACGAGGCAACAAAAGAAATACTACGACCTGTTAAAGAAGAAACTTGTTATGACGGTGGGTGGTGACGAGGTAACTGCAATCAATGCCGCTGTTGTTATGAACAAGCTCTTACAAATATCAGCAGGGGCAGTCTACACAGATGAGGGTGACACCTTAGAGTTTGACATCAAACACAGATACAAAGTGTTGCGAGAGGTGATCGACGAGAGTAGCCAGAAAGTTCTCATATTCGTGCCGTTCAGACACACCATTGACATACTCACAGATAAATTGCGTAATGACAAAATTACCACTGAAGTCATACGTGGTGACGTACCTGTGAATAGACGCACGGATATATTTAAACGGTTTCAAACAACTAATGAACCACGTGTGTTAGTTATCCAACCGCAATCAGCGGCACATGGTGTTACGTTAACAGCAGCTAATACAGTTGTGTGGTGGGGGCCAACGCCTTCATTGGAAACCTATGCGCAAGCAAACGCACGGGTGCATCGGTCAGGTCAGAAGCATCCATGTACTGTCGTACAGCTTCAAGGCTCTGCTGTGGAAAAGCGTGTTTACTCACTGCTTGATAATAGAATTGACGTCCACACAAAAATGATTGATTTATACAAAGAAATACTTGACTAGCGTATTGTTCAATACTACAGTGTAATTCTCGCTAGTGTAGGAGGATTAAGATGAGCGATAATTCTGATATACCTGCGGACAAACTTACTAAGGCTTACATTAAGATAAGGTCAGAAAGGTCACTACTGTCTGCGGATTTCAAAGAAAAGGACGGAGCGTTGGTTCGCCAACTGGATGTCTTGAAGAAAGCGTTGTTAGACTATTGTGATGTACACAATGTCGAGAGCGTACGAACCTCTGAGGGTTTGTTTTTTAGGTCTAGTAAAACAAAATACTGGACGGGGGATTGGGAGTCTATGTACGAATTTATAAAAGAACATGACATGCCCGAGTTCTTGGACCGCCGTTTGAACCAGACCAATGTCAAACAATTCCTAGAGGAAAACCCAGATGTTATGCCGAAAGGTCTTAACATTGATGTTGAGCATGTAATCTCAGTTAGGAAGAA